TAATACAAGGTTACACGCACCTACGCGCGAGAAAAGAGCTCTAATGTTCGGCATATCACTATCAGGAATTGATCCAACCTTCGATTACATCGTTTCAATACTCGCACCAAAGAACGTACGGTATACGGCTAGTCAGTACGCCGATTTTACCGCGATGAAACAAGACTTCGAGAATACCGGATATCTCTCGATCAACGTCGAACATTCCGATAAGACGATATTCGGCGCGCCGTCTACAAACTGGCAGTTTAGAGCATGGCACGATTCACAGCATATCGCTGCTAACGCAGATTTTTCACCATCGGGTGAGCGCATCGCAGCTAATCGTCAAATGGATCAAATAGTATTCTTGAATGGTCCATCTGCTAAAGACAAACTACGATGGGTCGCTCTAGTCGATTGTGAAGTCAATGGGCAGGGAGAATACTTCGCCGAACATGGCACGTTCCCTAATGATCAACGCGCATTCGCTAAAGATTGGTTACTCGAAAAATGGGGATTAGACGTTGCATCATTCCCTAAGACTTTGGATGGCGTGCAAGTCGAGTACTAAGACTACTAATGGAGTCATGGCGCATGAGTGTGACATGCGTCTTACTCTGCAAGTAATCGCAGATAATCGATCTAGTTTGAGGTGACATATGTTTGCATCTTCAGCACAAAAAGGCGTATCCATAACAGACTACATGGTATGAGTTACCATGTAGACTGCCCTGTATGTGTGAGTAATAAAGAGTTTTTATCGCGCCACTATTCGCGTATCGTACGATACGATATAAAAAATAATCCTTCACATCTAGATGTAATCAAGGCCCATGCTATTGCGTCAGCGCATAATGCATTCGCCGCTCATCCTGAATTACGTGAGGCGCGGTAATGGCTATCGAACGATTGAACAAAATCCAATGGTTGCGCCGTCAATACAAGTATGAGCGCAACATACTAGAAGTCTTTAGCCGTGCTACTGCAGCGGGTATCGTGGACGGGATAGCATGGTATCCGTATGCATCTCAGACGCTCGCTACAATCGCGCCGGATTGGACGTTTGAAAAACGCGCGGCTGTATGCGCGATACTCTCAATCTACCTGTAACTAATTTGTGCCGGGTGATATACACTGGCGGATATACAGCATGCGCTAACGGCGCAGGAATGGCGGAAAACATGGTCGGACAGTGGACAATTGTAGACGTTGAAACTATAGAGGATGGTAAAGTTGTTGTGGTTGAACGCTTCGACAATGAAGCAGACGCGGTGCAATGGTTGGATGCACACCACGATAAAGCGAAGGTGCATCGTGGGGGATTCGGCTTAGACTCTCCAGAGGAGTAACTGGCGGAGCGTGCGGACGGTTCGGACGTGCTACAATCGACTTGCTTTTAGTTTGTGCCAGTCGTATACTGGCGATTACTCAAACCGCGTCAATGGCGCAAGAATGGCGGTCAATCATGGAAAGCATTAGAGTTCTTTATCGCATCTATACCGAAGATATCAACCGGGAGAACATCATTGGATTAGTGGCAGAGCAATTTTCCAACTTCACCATCATCAAAGGGGATGGTCATTGGGGAGATCAACAGGAAAAATCCTTGATAGTTGAGATTATCACCGTGCAAGGTGATGATGTGGCGAAGATTGTAAAAGGCATAGCGGCCAAGATTCGCGACTATAATAAACAAGATGCCGTTTTAGTCACCGCTCAGCTAATTGACTCAGAGCTCATCTAGCGTCGGACTCATCCCGCGCGGTCGTGCTGATACGTACTGATACGCGCGGGTTAGTCTGCTACTAGCAGAGTGAGGAATAGCATGCTAAAACGTACATATCTAAGGCGCAATGTAGTCAATGGCCACATTGTAGAGTTACGCTTCGAGCGCGCGCATTACATCGCGGCGGGAGTCAATCCAGCTATAGCGGCGGGGATGCCGATACTTGAGGCATACCAGACCGTCAATAAGTGGAACATCGGCCAAGACTCTCAAGTGTACGTATACGCGCTACCCGCTCAATAGCCGGCGGATATCTGGCGGTCGCCTTGTGGCGGTCGCATGGCGGTTGATTGTAGGCTAACGATGAAGGGATGGCGAACCATGCAAGTATCGGCGAATGTACTGGCGGAAGTTGTATTGAACAGCATGCTCCTAACCGACGCGGTCGATGGCATGTTCTCAGAGCACAGCTCGGATAGATTCGCAACTGATTATTTCCCCGGCGAATCGTACACGATACAGGGATGGCGGAAAGTAGGGGATTTATATAGATTAGTCCCTTGACAAATAGTAGGGGACTCATGTACTGTTGGTGCATGGAGGAAACACACAATGGCACAAGCAATTTATGAACTGGAACCAATCGGCGAACATGGAGCAGATGAAGCGACCCGGATTCACTGGTATTGCAATGGGGAGTGTGCGTCTCGCGCCAGTGTTGATGGGCCAACATCCTCCAGCGAAAACGACGATGCGGAGGAAGGTGCAATATGCGAGGCGTGCGGCAAGTACATAGACACCACCGTTAGCCTTGCCGATGTTATGGCCGCGCCTCACGCCTATTTCAAAGCGGTTTATTCCGATGACTGCGTTTGCGGTCAATCGAAAACATCTCCGATCCATGAATCGGCTACCAAATGAGCGATCCCTGATGAGGAGACTGCGCGAGTCTATCTGGAGAAGCTGCTTTGGCCGGATGGCCCGGTCTGCCCGTCGTGCATCACTAGCCAACGGTTTGAGATATGGACTGGCGCTTACTACCGGGCATTTGACGGCGGAGCGGCGGATGTGGTAGACAATACAGAGGAGATCGAATACCATGCAGGATAAAGGCGCAATATCTCTTGATCGAATTACCGACACGTACGAAGTCGGCACGCCTGTGGCGGAGATGACACTCTCACTCGAAGCTGTACAGGCTTCGGCACAACGTAGGGCAGACGCAACAGGCAGCAGTGTTTTAGTGTACCGCTCCCTCGTGTCCCAGGGTACACATCCAGTGTACGGCATCGCATACACGCTCCCGGTATGGGGCGAACGCGTCGGAAACAGAATATACCCTCAAGGAGCGGCGGTCTAAAACTGGCGGATAAGCCTAAAATAAACATTGTTTTCCACAGGGCAGTATGGTAATCTTATCTCAGCTCAATTTCACCCTGTATCACTCAAAGGAGAGTTTCATGAACTTCGTACAGCAGTTTCAAGCGGCGCGGCGTGTAAGTACACCATTGATAAATATCCACACTTTCGATGCAGCGTCCACAGTCGCTAACATCAAGTCCATCCTCGGCAAGAAGCTAGAGGAGACACCGATCATTGAATGGGACTGCGTACACGGTATGCGTTCGGCTACTGCCAAGGGCAAGGAGCAGTTGCAAGTCCTGCTCTATGACAAGGTGTCGCGCGAGACGCAGGAGCAAACCGCAAGCGTACCGTTTACGTCTACCCTTGAGATGGCGGAACGTGCGACCAAAGACCTCATCCTTATCATCAAGAATGCCCATCTGCAATGGACCGGTGATGCGTCGACCGCGATCCAAGGTATCTGGAATCTACGCGATGACTTCAAGGCCAACGGTAACATGCTAGTGCTACTTACTGCTCCAGGTTCGCAGATTCCTACTGAGCTCGTGTCGGATGTGTTGACCCTCGACGAACCACTGCCAACACTGGCGCAACTAGAGGCGGTCGTCAACACAACCTTCGACGCTGCTGGTCTAGATGCGGCGGACAAAGACCTCATGAATCTCTGCACCGACGCATTGATCGGTCTCCCTGCATTCCCAGCAGAACAAGCAGTAGCGATGTGCATCGACCGCAAGACTAAGAGCATCGATACGCACGAGCTGTGGGACCGTAAGCGCAACATTATCTCGCAGTCACCCGGCCTTAGCGTCTGGGATGGTAAGGAGAAGCTGGAGGACATTGGCGGAGTCACACAGGTCAAGAATTTTATGACTCAGATCATGAACGGCGAAGAACCGCCCAAGACGATCATCTTCATTGACGAGATCGAGAAAGCATTTGCCGGTACCGGAACAGAGACGTCTGGTGTCAAGACTGAATTGACAGGTGCCATGCTCCAGTGGATGCAGAATACAGAGATGGATGGTGTGATTTTCATCGGTCTCCCTGGCGTGTCGAAGTCGCAGCTTGCTAAGGCGTCTGGTGGCAGCTACGGCAAGCCCGTCATCAACTTTGACCTCGCTGGCATGCAGTCGGGTCTTGTCGGCTCGTCTAACGCCAACCTGCGACAGGCCCAGGCCACAGTTGACGCTATATCTGGCGGTCGTGTCTTGGCGATTGCTACCTGTAACAGCATCGGTGCTCTACCACCTGAACTACGCCGACGCTTCAACCTTGGTATCTTCTTCTTCGACAGCCCGAGCAGCGAAGAACGTGCAGCCATCTGGGATATCTACATCAAGAAGTACGCCATCAGCGCAGACCGCGCAAAGCGTAACTTCAACGATGATGGGTGGACTGGCGCGGAGATCAAGGAGTGCTGCAAGAAGGCACACCGTATGCGCCTGACCCTTGCTGAGGCCTCGACCTACATCGTCCCGGTTACTACATCATCGGCTGATCTGATCTATAACCTGCGTGCGAATAGTTCGGGCAAGTATCTCTCAGCATCGAAGCCCGGCGTGTACCACTACTCGGAGACCTCCGCCGATCACCTACCAGAAGCCAAGGTGGTTACCGGTAGAACCATGAGAGAAGACTAACGCTATTCCTCCGGGGCGGTCTGGACGACGCCCTTCTTTTTCCTTGACATCTATTCTGGACTATGAAAGGATTACATTTATGTTATATACAACACTAAAACTTCTTCGTAAAGCGAATGCCTGCACAGAGGGCATGGGGACACTAACAGCGTCGCTACCTTCTACTCCATCTGGTTCAAAGTGGTCTGAGAACAAGCGTATACCTTTATCTCATATCCTTGAGTCGAATGGTCTAAATCATGCCATCTGGGCAATGCAGGCGACAACAGTGAACAGTAAGCAGGAGATTGCTCAACTCGCTATCAAGTTCGCCAGTGAGTCTCTTTCTAACTTTGAAAAGCAGTTTCCCAAAGATGAAAGACCACGCCAAGCTATTGAGGCAGCTTCTCTGTTCATGCAGGGAAAGATTACGGTAGAAGAACTGTCCGCCGCTCGGTCCGCCGCTTGGTCCGCCGCTTGGTCCGCTGAGTCCGCCGCTTGGTCCGCTGAGTCCGCCGCTCGGTCCGCCGCTCGGTCCGCCGCTCGGTCCGCCGCTGAGTCCGCCGCTTGGTCCGCTGAGTCCGCCGCTCGGTCCGCCGCTCGGTCCGCTGAGTCCGCCGCTTGGTCCGCTGAGTCCGCCGCTCGGTCCGCCGCTCGGTCCGCCGCTGAGTCCGCCGCTTGGTCCGCTGAGTCCGCCGCTCGGTCCGCTGAGTCCGCCGCTCGGTCCGCCGCTCGGTCCGCCGCTCGGTCCGCTGAGTCCGCCGCTTGGTCCGCCGCTGAGTCCGCCGCTCTAAAAAGGCAAAAGGACATCTTCCTGTCGGTTATTGGATAAGACTTGACAGTCACCATCAATCCATGAAACTATAAAACAAGTAATTGAAAGAGGGTATCTATATTTCAGCCTACTCGGAAACAAAAACAACCTTCAAGGACGCGGCCCTGCTAATTGCAGCTCTCGCAGATATGGGTTACACGGATGTGGAGAACCACATCGGCAACCCCCAACAGCTCGTCGGCTACCACGGTGACCTCCGTGCGCAGCGTGCAGACCTCATCATCCGGCGTAAATACGTTGGTGGTGCATCCAACGACATTGGCTTCGTGAAGAATGTTGACGGTTCCTACGGAGCTATCATCAGCGACTACGACAGCCACAAGCACAACGATCAGTGGGTCGCCAAGCTTCGCAATTCGTACGCCGACAAAGGCATCATGCGTCAAGCTAAGCGCGCCGGTCTCAAGTTCATCGACAAGAAGTTCGTCAACAACAAAGTGAAATACCAATTTTTGAAGGCGTAAATATACGGTTTGGGTCGTTTGATGGCAAGACTGTCCCGGCAGGGATAACATGGGTTCGAGTCCCGTTCCAAACCTTCAAGCTTAGATTCAAAAAATTCAGATCGGGAGATCACGCATCATGGCAAAGGCGAAGACAATCACGGTAGAGCTGGACTTAGATAACGGAGCTTTCAGCGTCGACCTCAACGGGTTCGAGGGTGTTGGGTGCGCAGCTATTACCCACATGTTCGAGGAATTGGGCGAAGTATCCACCAGCATCAAGAAGCCAGAGTACAAGCAGAAGGTGTGCAACGTAGTCGCGAAGTAACGGGAGATATTTTCCCGTCTGCTCATAAGTCTAAGTCGATGCACTGGATAATGACGGTCAGTGAAGCGGGGTCTGGATAACCTATTGCAATAAGCCCAGAATACGTGGAGAAGGTCACCGGGTCGGCGCAGATCATGATTGACTTATGAGCAGACGGGAGAATATAATCACGTTATGGAAAACATCGTCATCACACTTTCTGAAGATGGAGACGTGAGGTTTCTAGTAAATGACACAACAGCTTGTTTACTAGAGGATAACTCCGTCGTACGTAGAGCGTCGCATGTCGATCCAGACAGCTACATTCTGCGCATAGCCTTTCATGCACTGCGCGCAATGTTCGGTGAAAAAGGTTTAGTGGGAGAGTTCACGCGCAAGTGGCCTTGTGCTTGGCGTGTGGACTTATCTCCCTCTAACGGGCCTTTGCTCGATGAAGTGTTCTACAGCAGACAGGACGCCATAGAGGCTGAAGTTGAATGGTTGAACGCCAATTTTATATGAAAGAGATAGAACTATCGCAGGGCCACAAGGCCTTAGTAGATGACGAAGACTACGACAAAGTGAACGCTTTGACGTGGCATGTACATGACTACGGTAATGGGTTGCGATATGCAGAGCGCACACGAAGAGTAGATGGCAAGACTCAAACTATCCGAATGCATCAGTTCGTAAGCGGTGCAGTAGGCGTGGATCATATCAACAATAACGGACTCAACAACCAGAAGAACAACTTCAGACCGGCCACAAAGCACCAGCAGCAAATGAATAAACGACCGTATGCTACGCGAAAAGGAGCTGCAACTACAAGTAAGTACAAAGGAGTTTCGTGGAGAAAGAAAAGCTGGCGCGTTGTCATTCACCTGCACAGCAAGCAAAAGTACATCGGCTCCTCTAAGTGTGAGATTACAGCAGCAAAGATGTATGATATAGCAGCCTTCGAACACTTCGGGGAATTTGCCTTTCTAAACTTTCCCAAATAAAGATAGTTTTCCACAGGTTTGTCTGTTAGAGTTATCTCAGTCACACAGCAGCTAAATCGAACCAAGGAGCAACTTTTATGAGCAACACTCAAATCTTCGACACTCTGGAAGAGTTCAAGCAAGAGGACGGTACCTTTGCCGTTCCACCAGCCTTAGTGATGCCTTCTCCTGAGTTCTCTGACAGCGCGACTGGCGAAGAGCTCCTGCCCAAAGAGATCACCGTCGAAGGCAAGACGGCGCAGGATATCTCCGGCATAGTATCCAAGACCATCCTCGTTCGCTTCCAGTTCGGCCTTGTCGGCAACAGCAAAGGCGTCCCAGGCTCAGCCGTACTCAATACGGACGCCGACTTGTCCTTGATGAAGGTGTCGAAGCAACTCCTTGACTCCGAAGAACTATCGGCCATCTCTAAGGCCGATCAGAAGATTCGCAAATGGATCGACAATACCTGCTTGCCCTTCGACTCCGGTCTCCGTCTCCTGCCTATCGGCTTGATTGATAAGGCGGTACAGAAGCTTGAGGCCTACGAAGGCGAGCGTAAGGTACTTGTCGATGCATTCATCGCAGCGTACCCTGCTCTACAGGCGGAGGCACAGAAGCACCTCGGTAGTCAATACAACCCCAGCGACTACCCGCACGTCGACATCCTCAAGGGCAAGTTTTACTTCTCATGGGGACTCGTCAACCTTGGCACGCCGGATGCATTGAAGCACATCTCCACTGACCTGTTCAACAAGGAGAAGGCTAAGTTCGAGGCGTCTTACTCATCCGCCCAAGAAGAGATCACCAACCTCATGCGCACCGCGCTCTACAAGGTGGTGACCAACCTGCAAGACAAGCTCACGCCCGGCGACGATGGCAGTAAGAAAATCCTCAAAGAGTCCGCTATCGTCAACGTCCAAAAGTTCCTTGACGATTTCCCCCTCCGTAACGTCACTAACGACACCGAGCTCGAAGCAGTGGTGGCGCAGGTACGCGAACTCCTGAGTGGCGTATCCGCACCGACCATCAAATCATCCGATGAGCTCCGCAGCAAGGTGTTGGAGGGCATAGAAAAAGTTTCCGCTAACCTTGGTGATATGATTGAGATCAAGGCTAACCGCAAGTTTCGCGACGATGACGACGAGCTGGCGTCCTCAGACATCGCGATAGAGGGGTAAACCATTAGACACCCCATGGAGCGGGGATGGAGTAGCGGGTTAGTCGCCAACGACAGTAGCAGCGCACTCCACCCAGCATAACCTCAACGCATCAAGAACAGGAAAAGAGGATTTTTCATGAAGCAAATTGTGACAGTTACAGAAGTAGAAGGGGAAGGCCTTGAGTCATTACTTGGACAGGACGTTCTCCTCTTCGGACTCAATTACATCTATGCTGGAAAACTGGTGGGTGTAAACTCTACCTTCGTGAAACTTGAGGGTGCGCGTCTCGTATACGAGACAGGTTCTTTTGACAAGGCCGGATACACAGATGCCCAGAAACTACCGGGAAGTGTCTGGTATGTACAGACCTCTGCAATCGAGTCTTTCGGTCTCGGAAAGTAGGCTAAAATGCCACGTTCCAATAAGATGAGATGGCGGTCTCGGTCTCGGTCTCGGTCTGGGTCTTGGTCTGGGTCTTGGTCTTGGTCTGGGTCTCGGTCTGGGTCTTGGTCTCGGTCTGGGTCTTGGTCTGGGTCTCGGTCTGGGTCTTGGTCTCGGTCTGGGTCTTGGTCTCGGTCTGGGTCTTGGTCTGGGTCTACCGTATAAATACGTGGGAGGGTACTGCAAAAGGTACCCTCCAGCATAACCTCAACGTAGCTCTTACAACGCCCAAGGAGGGCATTATGATTAGTACCCGACGCATCGCATCAGGACTTTATATCCTAGTCACCGCTGCCAGCCTTATGTTTCCGGCAGTCGCACACGCCGATCAGCTCTCCCTTGTGGGAGTAGGTAACGGCGCGACAACCCCCAACGGCGCGGATTATGTGGGTCCGTATAGCATCGGCGTAAACGGTACTCCAGTCAGCATGTACTGTATCGACATCGACAACGAGATCACGGTCGGCGAGACCTGGAGCGCAACCCGCTCTACTCTTTCCGTCGACAGTTCCGGCGATCTAAAGGCAGCGGCAGAAGTCATCGCGGCAGCTCAACTTGGCGCGATCAGTCAGGTGGATGCGCAGCTCGAAATTTGGTCTCTCCTAGACTACGACGCGACGGCGGCGGTAGGCCTGACACAGGCGGAAGTCGACCAGCTACACTACTACGAGTTGGCTGGTCTTGACGACATCGGGGGAAATGCTTTCTTCAACCAGTTCACTTTGGAAACGGCGGTATCAGGCTCTCAGAGCAGCGGCGGAACAGCTCAGGACTTCCTTACCGAAGCGGCGGTTCCTATGGCTCCAACACCTGAGCCCGGCAGCATCTTACTCCTCGGCTCCGGTGCGCTGGGCGCAGCAGGCATGCTGCGGCGGAGGTTTATCACTGCCTAATATCTGGCGGACATCGACATGGTAGGCCGTAGCTCAATGGCAGAGCACCCGACAGATAAACGGGAGGTTGTGGGTTAGAGTCCCATCGGCTTATCACAACATCAACGCATCACAACCCGCAGCGATGCCCAAAGGAGGGCAAATTCAATGGCAACCAAGAAGACTCTCAAAGCACCGGCACGCAGGATCATAGAAGCGATGATCGAGCGAGTAACCAACGAGCCAAAACTCCTCGATCAGAACGCTTTCCCAGACAACATTAGCCCAGTATGTGAAACGCCTTACTGCGCCGCTGGTCACATCGTCTATCTCCAAAGCAAGCGAAAGTTTGCAGACCTTGTGAAACAAGGCTACGACCGTAAGCGACAAATCGACATAGTAGACATATGTGATGCGCCCAGGGTAACCTGGGCATATGAGGCTGCTACTATACTCGGCCTTCCGAACGCAGATGACTCGACGTTTGCTAGCTACAAGCCACTGTTCGGTAGCGTCGGTATAGGATGGTTACCAAAGTATCGGAACATGTACAACAAAGCCAAGACACAGAAAGGACGCGTCAAAGTTTTCGCAAAGATGTGGACGAAGTTTCTCGAAGTGGACGGAGATGTAAACGCACTTTAACTCGGGAAGGAGCAAGTGTATGGCTATCAAACGGATGGTCCACAACCTCGCTCCGACTCCCATCCAGCCTGCGATCTATCAGCAGTTCCGTGGATGCGAGAAGAAGAAGAGGTATGAAAAGCGATTCGGTCATGGCAGTGCTGAGGCCGCAATCGAAAGTATCAAGCGTAACGGTACGGACAAAAAGCCGCACCGCACGCTCAATAGTTACAAGTGCAATACCTGCTTCGGCTGGCACGTAGGTCATCTACCAGATGGACGCCGCAAAACCGAAGCACAGATTATTTCAGAAAGTAGCATTTAGTAGCATTTAGTTCTTGACATCGTATTCACACTACGATAGTCTACAACCAGTTCGTAATCATACAACCTATTCAAGCTATTCACTACCGCCCCAGGAGGGCAAAACAATATGTCAAAGTCTACCATCATCCCACAATCCGTCATCGCTGCACTCCCTACAGGCGAACTCGCAGACGGTCTCCACCAAATCGGCCACATCGTCCGCGACCACCTCGGCAAGCAGAACTCCGGTAACATTATCCTTGAGGCCGCATACCGTCTCGCAGAAACCCGCAAACTCTCCGAACGCGCCACGGCGGTCATCTTGCACTCGCTCGATATATTCATCGCCGATGACTGCAAGGTCGTCGACGGCTGCACTCACTTCGAGGGTCTGGAAATTCCTACGCGCGAAGAGATGGAAGAACTCATCAACGTCATCGCAGAGCGCGGTCTCGCCACCCTTCCGGTCCCTGAACCCGAGAGTCAGGAGTCGGACGCGGCTGACATCAGCGGCGAAGGCAGAACTCCGGAAGCCCCTGCTGCACCGGCTGGCATCGCTGATCTATTGTCGAAGCTTGGAGGATCAACGGTACCTGACGCTGAGCCGGGTCAATCTGACGAGGCGGAGCTTGTCGGCTCATTGAAGCGTTCGATTATCCGCCTCCTGTTCTCAGTTCGCTCCGGCAACGAATTGACGCGGGAGTCCTTGGACGCAGAGATGGTCAGATTCCGCAATGAATTGACCCAGGTTATGACCGCTACCGCTGGTGATGGCTCTGAGGGCGGAAAGTTCCTCGAAGCTGCAAATGCCCTTGGTGTACCGGTACCTTCCACCTTCGCAGAAATTGAAGACGTAATTGCGAAGACTCGTAAGGAGCTTGAAGAGGCTCTGTAACCTCAACCAGAAGCGCACCCTGCCAGGGAATGAAAAACTGGCAGGGTTTTTTTTATCGTCTCTACCTGTGGAAAAATGGCAACACAAAGCCCTTGACATAAAGCTGGTCTTTCGATATTGTTGTTTCACGGAGGATTTATGAAGCATCTCAGTAAAACACAGCTCAAGGCTCTGATCCAAGCTACTGCCGATGTACAGGCGAAGCTGATGGTGAAAGTTGCGTATAATCACGGTTTGAGATGTTCAGAAGTCGTCAACCTGACAGGAGCAAACATCCGCGATGGGTTCCTGTCCATTCAGCGTCTCAAAGGCTCCAACAAGACCGTCCAGCGTTTCAAGTCATCCTCGGACCCAGACTTCGATGAGTTCACCGATCTCGTGGCATTGTCCAAGACGCTCAAAGCAAAGGACCGGCTCTTCCCAGGCTGGACGCGGTTTGACCTCGGCTATCAGATACGGAAGGCTTGCGCCAAGGCCGGTATCCCTCAGCATCTCGCCCACCCTCACGCACTTAAGCACTCTACCGGCATGGCCATGATCCAGGGCGGCATCGAGTTCACGCGTACGTACCTCGGTCACAAGAACATCGCCTCGACCGGCTACTACGTCAATGTTGACGACACAAAGGCAACGGAGAAAGCGTTCGAGTACCTATGATCTTCTCGATATACGCAGTGGTCGGCACGGTACTGATGTATCTCATAGTTGTAAGCTGGAAGTACCACAAACGGAATCAGGCTGATACGCAGGCTGAGCTAAATACGAGATACCAAGAGTTCAAGGAATCGCTATATGAAGAACCCGAAGGGCAAGAAGGCACGCAAAGCGAAGCTGAAGGAGCCAGAGCTTCCGACGATATGGGTGGATCAAAACAAGAAGCCTGTGCGCCTCATACAGATGTCAGTGCCTCATCTGAGCAACGCTCTGATCTACATCGACAAGCGTATCCGTACGCTGGAACGTTACAAAGAAGCTATGAACAAGGAGCTAGAGACGCGGCAGCTCTCAGCGGAGACGAGGGCCATAATTGCAGAGAAAGTATTAGCCTCACGTCCTCCCTCCCCTCCGCGCGGCACAGTGCGCCACTTTCGTCAGGAGGATTCTGATGAGATTTGATGCAGACGGGAAACAGGTTATGCTGACTAGTAAGCGCATTGTATTCTACAAAAAGAGATGCGAGGATTGCCAGAAGCTTCTTGATGCCGCATCCGAAAAGGTAAAAGTATCGCATGGCAGCGAGGATCGTGCTCATTGGTTAGGTCTCTTGCAACTACGTGAGACAATCGGAACTAACTTGCTTTTATCAAGGATTCTTGCTAAGGTGGACCCAGACGGACCAGATGTCGAAGCTACAGCTGGGAGGCTATTTCGTGATGACGAAGCGTAAAGTACCAACCCACAGTCCGGCCTTGATGATCGTGATGACAGCAATCATCGTCCTAGCTCTTCTCTTCCTAGCCTCTCAGTGCTCGGCGCAGACTACCTTCCATGCCGCCCGGCCTACCGAGTACGTCGAATCTTGTCCGGTCTTCATGGGTCGCATCAAAGGTCAGATGCTCGACGTCACGCGTAAAGAACTGGACCTGAACCAAGGCAATAAGCGTGCGATCCGGTTTTATCAGCATCGACTGACAGATGTACTAACCACACATGATATGGTGGTGTCGGATATGACATGCACAACTGATAGTAGGCGTGACCTACGGATGATCCTCCAGAAGTGGGAACTCGACTACGTGCAGGAGAAGTACGGACCCCAGATCGAACACTCCACGGTGAAGGGATGGTAAAGAAAAAGACTTGACAGCCTGGGGTATACGTGTTATTGTAAAGAAGTAAACACAGCAGTATCTTGTGGCAAGGCGTAGGATGTCTAGACCGTACTACGCCGCACCGAAAAGTCGAGGGGCGCGCCCGGTAGACCTAGTAGCTGTTCACGACTCGAACTCGTGCATCTCTAAGGGGATGGCCAGTGGCAGTCACAATAATTTAGTTTCAAAGCCCAGACTGATCGTTGACTCGACAGATGGAGCAGCAACAGACAACACAAGGAACTACCCGTTTGACACAGTTTGAACTGAAGCACCCTCGCCTCCGCTACAACGCCGGAGCAGCATCATTCCAAGCAGGTTTCCTACAGAGTGCCAACCCGTACAAGACCAAGAACGAACGAGAGAACTGGGAGAAAGGTTACAGAAGTGCCAAAAAGTTCTTTGAAACCGGTAGACCAGTGCAATCCGACAAACCCCGTCATTTCAAGCGACCGGGTGCTCAGAGTTCTGGCTTCACCCCTCGTAGAATCGAAAACTTCAACAACAGGTATCGGACAGTCGCGTAAGCGGACACAGAAGGTGCGAGGACCAGCGACTCCAAAGTATGAGGCTACTTATCCTTTAGAGTCGCTGGTCCGGTTCTATGATGATGGCTGGAGGGTAGGCTATTTAGAGTCATACGAGAGTAGAAACAAGTTCGTGCGGGTGCGACAGATCGGAGGCAACCCCGCCGCCCGGCGCGCCAAGGTGCTGACATCGGAGATAGAACTGGCATGATGACAAACAAAGAAGAGGCTCAAGTAGATATTGCTTTGGCTGATACCCATGACGACGTCGTAGAGATCATCGCCAGATACATTGAAACCGACAGCCAGTGCCTTATGCCTATGAGAGCGGAGTACATCGGTGAGACCAAATATGCGTACGGATTACGTATGCTGAAAGTACTGGCCGAAGAGATCAGAGAGCTAAAGAGCTAATGCCAATTTCAGAAAAGTTTATCCAGCGATGGGGCCAAGTAACGGAAGAGTATAGTTTTTATCAAGGCGAGGTCGTGCTCCGTTACGACGTCAAAAAGCACAAATATTTCCTACTCAAGGATGGTGTAGAAGAGCTTCAGGATGGTGTTACCCAGTGCGTTCACATCATCGACAAGTCCGAAGTTCTGATGAATTGGGCTGTGAAGGTCATGGCTCAGAAGGTGCTAGACACTACCCCATCATTCGAGCTACCTACCGGGGAGAAGTTTGTCCCTCAGATGGAGTGGTCGAAGTACGAGAGGATCGTCCTCGAAGGAAAGAAGGCCAAAGATGAGCACCTTGAAACTGCCGGAGGGATTGGGCACGAGGCCCATGACTGGATTGAGAGGTTCGTTAGAGCAACCCTCGCCGGAAACGAGAACCGGCGTCTTGAACTACTTGCAAAGTTTCCAGAAGATGAAAGAGCCAGGAATGCTTGTCTCGCAGCTTTGGAGTGGATGTCCAAACACAACGTCCGATGGCGAGCCACTGAACAGAAGATTTATAGCCGTACCTACAAGTACGCCGGGACGATGGACGGCCTCGCTGTCGTCGATTCCTGTGACGACACAGCATGCTGCCCTAAAGAGTTCAAAGACCGACTGACCATCGTCGACTGGAAGACGTCGAATTACCTATATCTCGAATACCTCCTCCAGACCGCCGCGTACCAGCACGCGTTCAACGAGATGGAGATGTGCCGGTTAGGGATGAACGAGCTGAAGTACTGGCTTTCAGAGCACGGTGTTACCGACCGCTGGGTAATCAGGCTAGGCAAAGACAGCGCTGAGTTCGATCCGTGGCATCTGACCTTGGAGGACTACGAGCAGGATTTCGAGTGCTTCAAGGACGCACTCACCCTCGGACGCCACGTCGACGCCATCAAAGCCAGGATCAAAGCCGTAGAAGACCGCGCGCGGGACGCTCGTAAAGCCGTCAGGGACGCCGCCAGAGCCGCCAAGGAGGCAGCGGAGGCCCAAGAACGCGCGGATGCCAAGGAAAAGAAGCAGGAAGCCCGTACGGAGGCGCTGAAGAAGGCCTGTCCTAAGAGTAAAACCTATAAGGGAATGAAAGCTCCTACGTGCGGACCTTGCGAGGCCTGTAAAGCGATCTATGAGGCAAGGTGTTCTCAAAAAGAGATCAAGAGTTCTCAGATTGAGAACAAGACTGCGCCTGTAAAGCCCTTAAAGAAAGACACCCTGAAAAGTCTGTTGGAACTTATAAAGCCTCAGATGCATGAACTGGTTCCGGTCATCACTGCTCCTAATGGTTTTCAAATGTACCCATCCACAGGTCCAGTACACACGCATCGAGTACGCGCAGTTCAAAGGCTCTTGACAGCCGGACACGATGAGGTATATTGTCCAGAACACGGAACAATGTATGGGTATTGTTCAGAATGTGTACGTTTAGGCTTGACAAGGTTCTAAAGATGTCAAAAAAGAAAGGTCCTCAATGAATAAACCAGTTCCAGCCTCCCCAGCACAGAAACTAACCCTGAGAGAAATCGTGGGTGAAGTCAAGAAGATGATGCAATGCTGCTGCGATCTCGATAACTGGCAACCGGAGCCTTCGACGGGCCACAGTTGTGTATGCAGAATCCACAAGACGGCAATGGAGAGATTGAGGAACCAACGATGAGCGATAAACCAGCCTCCCCAGCACAAATAAGTGACGAGCGGAAGAATTGCAAACATATCGTGATGACCAACTTCTGTGTCGCTTGTGGCGCAGGTCCGTTGGAACCAGTTGAAGCGCCCAAGCACACTATTAACGCTCAAGGTATCTGCGAGCAGTGCGAACCGGAAATAGCTGCCAAGTGTGAACCAGTTGAAGTGGTAAGCACTGCGCCAAAGGAGATTTGCGATAAGTGTGGTGCGTCAATTTACTTCAGCGAAGGCAGTCAGCGATGGACCCTAAACGATGGATCAGGGCGCAATATATGCCCCGTAGTAAAGGGTATAGCCCCCAAACATAGTCCTAAAGTTTCAGGTAATCCGTGGGACAGTGAGCGCATCACGGGATACAAAAGCAAGGTAAGTACTCCTCTACCGCAACAGGCCAAGGGAGAAGCAGTGAAACCAGCTCGTGGGAATTAGTGAAGGAAGTGTCCGAGGAGCATAGAGAGCGTGCCGAACTAGCTGAAGCCTCCTTAGCTGCCACACAGAAAGAGATAGAGGAGCTGAAGCGATGAATCAACATACTGAGAGGGTGGGAAATGTAATTTTAGTAGTTGACATCTGGGAGCTGATGTGGTAAGCTAGTATTAGGTGAGGGGCCAGTCTAGGGGCACCGCAAGGGTAAGTCCGAAGCATCTTATCCTTCAATGGTAGGATAGCCAATTGACGCCCTCACCTAGCTCCTACTCCTCAATAGAGGAGGGAAGCTGTAGGTACGCCGGGTAGCAGCGACCGGCTTGTGGAAACTGACATAGTGAGTGAAATCGCAATTGTAGGACAGCCGCAGGGTTCAGGTCTCGCGACCACCCCAGCAGCGCAAGCAGTACAGAAGTTCAGCAGCAAGGTCAATTTTGGATCGAAGTTCGCAAAGGTCAAGCCCGGTACCGTCAACATCGTTCAGCCGAACTCTCAGGCCGAGGGCGCTATCAAAGGCAACCTTCGTATCCATGAAACAGGAGACCAATTTAAAGAAATGCGCGTTGCGCTCCTCTTGGAACCGGTCGAGCAGCGTGCTTACTACATCGGTCAGGGCGACGGTCAGATGAATCGTACTCCTGAGAACCTGATGTGCTTCTCGCGCGATATGAAGCAGCCTGACGCGAAGGCAAAAGTGCCGCAGAGCTTTACGTGCGCCGGTTGTCCGAACGCTTCTTGGGACAAGTACCGTCAGACGAAGAGCAAGAACGACATTCCGCCGTGCGATGCTTACTACCACGTCGTCATGATCGACGGAAACTTCAAGCTGCCGTTGCAGATGTATGTTCGTTCGAAGAGCAAGAAGCCCTTCGACACGATCATGGAAAACGTAACGCGTACGCTTCTGAAGTACCGGTCTCAGACTGGAATCGAGCCCGACTACTTCGACTGCACATTCACACTGTTCACGAAGGCTGAGAAGAATAATAACGGTACCACGACTTACGTCCTGGCCGGTAAGGACTTCTCGATCATCACTCCTGAAGAGCGTGAAGAATTCGGTGAAGTGTTCGCTAACTTCGTAGCTGCCCGTACCTCAGCCGGTCCTGAAGGTGTCGACGTTGAGACGAAGCAGATCGCAGCAAACGTACAGTCCGTGGATGACATCGCTACCGGCGACACCAAGGTACTTGAACCTGAGTACGTGGCTGAGACGGAAGAGATCGCAATCTAACAAAGCTTGTTCAGCAGGCCGTAGGTTCGCTACCAGCGGGAGACACTGAACAAGAGGTGCGCGGGGTACCTCGGCGTGAGCCAAAACCCCGACAATTTGAAGTCCCGCTGATGCGGCGTGCTGGGGGCCACGAGACAAGCTCCCTGATTTATAAAAGAGGACTTGACATGCACGCAGAGTTTGAAGTACACTTGTTGAATGATCTGGGAATAGCAAAAGCAAAGCGCATCGCACAGGAGTTTGACGACTTCCTTACGAAGATTGAAAACCTCGTACCACAGGGTCGCAGCTTTTCCATCGTGAAAACTAAGCTCGAAGAAGCGTCCTTCTTTGCCAAGAAGGGCATGGCATCGGAACCATATAACCAGAAGGCACAAGGATAATTCATTGTTCATTCACGAGTACCTAGATATCGAGAAACTGAAGTCCCACGTTGAAGCCGGTCTTGTAGACATGCGCTCACATAAAACCCTACCTCTCGTCATCTATTGCTACTCGCGGAAGGCAATGCAAGATGATCTTTGGGATTCTGTGACAACGCGCACAAGGGGCCTGATCGTTGAGAGCACCAGCGGCAGGATTATCGCTAGGCCGTGGGAAAAGTTCTTTAACGTTTCTACGACGTATCGTGAAGAAACATGGCTTACTAACCTTCCTAAGACGCAGCCTACCGTCACGGAAAAGCTCGACGGATCGATGGGCACGTACTGGAAGTATGAAGAAGCTGACGGTATAGTCCATGAAGGCATCGCTACTAAAGGCTCGTTCCACTCCGAACAGGCTGAATGGGCGACTGCATGGCTAGCTAAGCACTATATTGACGGCAGTAAAGAACTGACTCATTTCGGACATGCTTGGCCTAAAGGCTACACGCCGATGTTCGAGATCATCGCCCAGGAAGTTCAATCGCATCCGGTCCACTACGACGCGACTATGGATAATCAGCTAATCCTGACGGCGTGCATCAACAATGAGACCGGCGAGGAACTATCACTTATAGACTTAGGCTACTGGGCGTGGCTAAACAACATCCAGTGTGTCGAACACTTCGACAAGACTGTAGGAAAGGTCTTGAACGAAGACCGCAAGAATAAAGAGGGCTATGTCCTGACATGGGCACGTACGGGTCAGCCGCCACTGAAGGTCAAGGTGAAGCATGAGAGCTTCTTGCTCATTCAGAAGATCAGCCACAACGCGACACCGAAACACATCCTCCAGGCACTCATTGATGGTCGAGCAGAAGACGTGCAGAGGTGGATGGAGACGGAGAGCCCTGAACTTAATCAGTTCGTGCGCGGATGGTTCATGAGGTTTAGTGAGGCCTTCGGCAAGATTGGCCTCAAGGTGCGCGAGACGGTCATCAAGGCAAAGACGAGCTGCACTACGCGTAAGGAGACGGCACTGTTCCTGGCCAAAAAAGAGAACGTACTGTACGCGTCGGCAGCATTCGCCATGATCGACGAAAAGGATTGGGGCAAAGTTGTCTGGAAGATGATCAAGGAAAGCATCGCCAACGAAGAGGACGTCTTCTTCATGAAGGACGATGAGACTGACGAGGATAAGGAATGAAGAGCATTTTAGCAGGAGTAGCCCTAGCGGTTGTGATCTTCTCCGCACTCAAGCTGACAGCAGTCAAGGCCGACGAAGCCGGTAACCATCGGATATACCTGACGGGTTACAACACGTTCCAGAATGAAGACACGACCGCCGAGATATTCCGTGACAGCAAGACGAACACGGAGTTCATCTGCTTCCGTCACCAGTACAACGCTCAAGATAACTTCTCCTGTGTGCAACTCGATCCTACAAAGGTCGTGAAGCCATGACACACCCAGCAGAACCCAAAAGCATAGCAGTGGATTTTGACGAGACGCTTGTATCCAGTACATTTCCAACTATCCACGGTGTAAAGCCAGGGGCCAAAGAAGCTCTCCAAGCTTTCCGTGATATGGGATACAAGATCATCATATCGTCCTGCCGGTCTTGCGGGTGGAATTGGGAATGCTACTATGGTGACACGCCGTTCAAGCACGCTACTGAACGGGATATCCACAAAGCAATGGTGCGCTTTTTAGATGACAACGGGATTCCGTACGACGAGATCGATACCGGTGACAAAGGTAAGGTCAGCGCAGTTTTTATGATAGACGACAAAGGGGTACGGTTTGAAAACAACTGGCCCGAGATCGTTGAGTTCGTTCGCAGTAGATCGTAAGAGGCAACATGGATGTAGTACTTAACGCCCCGGTCGCTATCCACGGTGACGCGGTAGCTGGAGAGGATGTAACCCTCCGCAATCAGCTTGAAGGGTTGATTGAAAACGTCAACAAGTCGGCCTTTGATATTTCAGAGTTAGCGTTCAAGGTCAAGTCAAAGGGCTACTACGCCAAGTGGGGCTTTACTACGTTTCAAGAGTACGGCAAGAGTTTACCTATCAAGACACGCAAGTTACAGTATCTTGTACGTATAGCCGAGATCATGGACCAGGTAGGTATTAAGCGTACCGAATACGAGCCTGTAGGTATCGCCAAGCTGCGAGAGATCACATCTCTCACACCGGGCGAAGTCTGGAAGAACCCAGAAACATCAGCGGAAACGCCGATAACCGTCTTCATTCAAGGAATGGTTGAGGGTCACAAAGACCTAAGCCTGGAAACGATTAAAGGCCACGTTAAGACCCTTAAAGGGCTTACTGAAGAGAACGAGCTTGTTTGGCTTCAGTTCTATATTAAGAAATCAGTGCTTGACAATGTATTACGTCCGGCGTTAGAATTGGCAAAGGCCCATATTGGAAGTGTAGGCAAAGACGATGAGGGCATCAGTCAGGACGCAACAGACGGTTCTGCAATTGAGGTCATAGCCATCGAATACATGAACGATCCACAGAACGACTACGCGTCTCTAAACAATCTAAACAATCTAAACGCAGTCGAAGAGGAAGAATCAGATGACGTATCCTGAAAATGTAAGACACGGCTTGTGGGGCGTGGTAGGCATCCTTATCCCATCCCTGATCGTGGTCGCAGCCTACGGAGTCCCTTCAATAGTAGCGTTCGTAGCGATCTTCATGGCCTTCATGATCGGCGAGCAGCGCGGTAAGCGCGAAACTGGAGACTCATATCGAGAGGTTCTTCAAGAGGCGCATGATGACCTTAAAGAAGCTAAGAAAATCATCGACATCCTCAAGGACCAGAAAGACCACTGGTACGGGAGCTATAAGCTTGCGACGAAAAATTGGCACCAGACTATGGACTCAAAGTATGCAGCCCTCCGCGAGCTGGCAGCTACCAGAGGTAAGCTCGATATCGCTGGAAAGAAAGTTCAACGTTTGACGGAAAGGTTTGTTCGCAATGGCAAATAATGGTTGGGTAGGAATAGATTTAGACGGGACACTCGCCGAGTACGACGGCTTCAAAGGGCCAGGCATCATCGGTGAGCCGGTACCACGGATGGTCAAACTCGTCAAGAAGTTTCTGGCCGAGGGTCAGGAAGTTCGCATCTTCACGGCACGTGTCTATTCGAACGGATCGCCTAATAGGACCGCCGACGCGCGTATCGCGTACGAAGCTATCCTAACCTGGACTGAGAAGCACATCGGTGTGCCACTCAAGGCAACATGTGTCAAAGACTACTCCATGTGGGTTCTCTATGACGACCGCGCAAAGCAAGTAGTTCCGAACACAGGACGTATCATAGGCGACGACGACGCTCTCCTGGCTCCGGTCACTACAGTCGAAGCTGCTACGTTGGCTATCGCCGGGATGAAGTTCACACCCTACGAGGCCGACAACTTCAAGAAGTTGATCGACAAGCTGACAATTCAACCGCCAGCAAAGTTCTAAAGGAGCAACATGTCATATAATTACGATATCAGCAAGGTCATCTTGCTCGGTAAGACTTTTACGCGTGAGGATGCCTATCGTCTGAAGTTCATTATCGACCAGCAGACTGAGAAGACCAGTAAAGATGAGGCAATCGTTATCGAGGGTGTTGAAGTCATTCAAAGCGTTTCCTACGCACCACAACGGGTATATCTTCATCCGTTCACTTTGGCTCGTTTCCTCAAATCGACAAAGTTCAACAGTCCTATCGACGTCCTCAAGACTAATGCCCACAAGGTTCACGAGTACCTTACGCCTTTGAGTGAGTCTGAGCTTGCCACTCTGAAGATGTGTGACCTGTCGGCCAAGGAGCAATACAAACGAATACTCAACGGCGAGGAGTAAAACCGTGGCGCTGCCTAAAGGAAGGGCGCGTGAGTGCTACATCCGTGATGGTTGGAAGTGCCGACACTGCCAGAATCGCTCAGGACTTCATCCTCATCACGTCATATTCAAAAGTCACGGTGGCAAAGACGAATTGAGCAATCTATTGACGCTCTGTCACCAGTGCCACATACAAGGGATTCACGAGAGACGTCTGCTGCTGGAAGTCCTCGAAGTTCTACCGAACGATCTAGTAGTGAAATTCACAAGAGTGAAGAATTGGAAACCAATATGAGTTTTGAAGCACGCAAACCAGGAGAGCCTAATAGAATGGCAGACCCAAACGCATCCAAGAACAACGCTCCACAGCAGCAGCAGACCCAGCAAGGTCTGCCTCAATTGCCAACCGTACGTCCCGTATTCGTGGAGTACGCGTGCGGCCACAACAGCGCATTCACCAACCCCATTCCGGTGTTCCATCCAGCCGCACGCATCGCGATATCGAATGATGGCGTGATCCGTATCAATGACGGTCAGACTAGATGCATAGTCTGCAACTTCAATGACCGCGTCGTAACCGAGCTCCAGAAGCAACAGCAAGTCCATGCAGCGCAGCCTCAGGCCGTGACTGATCCGTTGGATATCAACGCCAAGTAGGTAGCGTAAACCATATGAGCAAAACGATTGTAGAATACGGATCAGATAATCTTGTCGACGCTACGAAGGCGTTGGCAGAGAAAGATATCCCTAACTACGAGATCGTTGTTGCTGATGAAAAAAGAATACAGCTTGACCTAGATGACGTGAAGTTCACGGACCCATTGCCAGATAGATTTCAGACCGTGTACAGAATGCTATGTCAAGGTCGAGGCAATATAGTAGCAGGCTATTACCGCACACAGTCTAAGAGTGGGAACACCCACGTGACGATTCGATTACTCAAATCGATGCCCGTCCATGAGCGTATAGCATGGCAAGCTATATTCGGCTCCGACTACAAGCGTGAGGCCTTGCACATGATGGCCGTAAGAGCAGATGTAAAGAACGCGATCCTTATGTTTGAACCCAAGGACCGTTCAGAGGAATTAGAAGGCATCCCTCCACCAGATGTGGTGCCATCCGTAGGTAGATTTTTCAGGGACGAAGTTGCAGAATAGACCGTACCGTCCGACAAGTAACGTATGGCTAAGCTAAAAGACCTGACAGGTAAACGTTTCGGAAAGCTTGTGGCTGTGGAACGTTTATCAGTCAGACGTAGTAGGTGGTCGTGTAGGTGCGATTGCGGAAACGTTGTGGTTGTGTTGACCACATCCTTGACTAAGGGCAAGCCAACTCAAAGTTGTGGGTGTGTAAATGTACATAAAATGCGACCATTTGAGCACACATTCAACAGAATAAAAGAGGCAGCTTCACGTAGGAATATAACGATGGAGCTAACTTACAAAGACCTTTTAGAATTTGTAAAAGAAAAAGTTTGTCACTACTGTTACGCTCCTATAAATTGGATTGAGTATAACGGAGGTGGTCGCTACAACCTAGATCGAATGGATAGTTCTCTAGGCTACAGCAAAGACAATGTTGTTGTCTGCTGTCCTCGCTGCAACCTCGCTAAGGCCAACCGATTCTCTTATAGAGAGTGGTTCAGCATGACGGCTATTTTCCGTCGCGACAGTGGTGAGTTTTCAAGGGCATAAATGCAGCAAAGACAATACCAAAAAGATGCACACAGTTCTATACGTGCAGAGTTTGCCAAAGGAACTCACAGACAATTGGTCCAGATGGGCACCGGTCTAGGAAAGACTCACGTAGTAAGTGAACTCCCTGATGCCATGCCTGAACTACCAGGCCAGATGTTAGTACTAGCGCACACCGAAGAGCTAGTGGACCAAATGGTCTCCAAAGTTCGTCTCATTAATCCTACATTACGTGTTGATAAGGAGATGGCTAAGCATAGGGCTGACCCATCATTGGCCGACTGTATTGTAGCGTCTGTAGCTTCCTTAGGCCGTAAAGACTCTAGTAGGTTATCTAAATACAACTGGCCGACCGTAACCAAAATAGTAACGGATGAAGCGCATCATAGCTTGGGACAGACGTACATAAATATTTATGAAGCTTCTGGTATTCTAGAAGATCCTACACGCCTGTTACTTGGCGTCACTGCTACGCCTTCACGCGGCGATGGCAAAGGGTTATCTCAGATATACCAAAAGATCAGTTACATATACAGCATGCGCGACGGCATAAAAGATGGATGGCTATCACAGCCTAGAGGTGTGCGCGTAAATACGGGTACTTCCCTCGACCACATTAAAACTATTGCTGGAGACTACGCTTTAGACGAGTTAGCTGATACGGTGAACACTCCGATCAGAAATGAGTTGATTGTGCGTGCGTGGCAGTCTAAAGGGAATAATAGATCGACTGTAGCCTTTACTGTTGACATAGCACATGCTAAAGATCTAGCACAAGCGTTCCGCAATGCCGGTGTTGTAGCCGAGGCTATCTGGGGTGATGATCCTGATCGGAAGCAGAAACTAGAGGATCATCGCGCAGGTAAAATTAAGATTCTAACCAACTGCTCTGTACTTGTAGAAGGATACGACGATTGGCGCATAGGTTGCATCATACTCGCGCGACCCACCAAGAGTAGCTCAAGGTTCATCCAGATGGTAGGCCGAGGGACACGTCTCGAAGAGGGCTATGGCAACCTCATAGAGGCGCGTCAGGCACACGATCACCTAACCCCAGGATATCCTCCCAAAGAATACCCATTCAAGCAGGACTGCATAATTATTGATGTTGTGGACAGCTCTAATAAGCTAAGCCTCATTACACTCCCAACCTTGATGGGCCTAGCAGCTAATATAGACCTTCAGGGTCATGGCGTATACGATGCAGCAAAGAAGATCGAAGAGGAGGCCAAGAAGTATCCTCATATCGACTTCACTAAGCTGGTCGACTTCGGAAACATTGACAACTTTATCCAAGAAGTTAACCTATTCGATGTCAAGTTTTTACCAGTGGTAGAAAACAACTCGGACTTCACATGGTATCCGAGCGCGACCGGTGGCTATATCCTGATGCTGCCGAAGCAGAATCCGGCCCAGGTCGCAGATCGAGTGACCATCGAAGCGAATTTGTTTGACAGGTATGAAATACGTGCTACAATCAAGGGTAAGAAGTACAAAGGAGAACGGGAGACTATCGAGGATGCCTTTACAGCCGCCGATGGTATCATCCGGTCTACTTCATCTGAAGCCCTGAAGGTGCTGAGTCGCGAGGCCACGTGGCACAAAGATCCAGCAACCGAGGGTCAACTCAAGATGCTCAAGAAGCTCTACCCTGGCCGCGCATTTCCACCAGATATCGACAAAGGAAAAGCGAGCAGGTTGATTAGCTCGATGATTGCAGGAAGGGCATAACTATGGTTGAATCAATTGCCGAGATGGAAAGCTGCTCACAAAAATAGCGGAATTAGTTGGCTATGTCCCGAAGGAAGAGGCGTAAATGTATACCATCACAAAGTTTCAAGACACTACAATGAAAGATGTCGTGGCCTCTCCATCGCCGGTCATACTCATGCCTCTGACGGTATCTACGGACACGGAAGAGCAGGCCAAGATGATGTTCTTCCAATCAAACGATCTGATGGATCTAGTAGACCTGGGCTTCCTCGAAGAAAAGACCGATGATTTCAAGGAAAGACTTTCCAAAGAACTTGCGGCCATCAACTCGAAGCGAGTATTCCGCGTATTCGTACCGACCGAGCTCGGTATGCAGTTCTGGGCACCGATCAAAGGCCTTCCGAACTAACGAATCAGCTTGACAGATAGCCTATTATGCTGTAGTATAAGGAAACTATGACAACCACTCCTGAAGTTAAGAAGTCTAATCATCAAGCCAACATCGTCCGTGTAGCTGAAGTGCTCGCACACCCTGATCCTGAGACAACCGATCTCGAACTAATCGTAATCGGTGGGTACCAAGTTGTTGTGCGTAAGGGACAGTTCGCTATTGGTGACCTCGCTGTCTACATTCAGCCCGACTCGGTCGTGCCGCAGACGATCCCATTTAAATTCATATGGGAAGGTCACGTTGGCATCGACGGTACGGTACCGGCCAAGCGCAGACGCATCACGGTTCGCAAGTTCCGTGGTCAATATTCCGAAGGCCTGCTTCTGCCAGTTAGTGACTTCATCTCTTCTAATGCTTTCGGATTTATGAGCGATGGGGTCACCTTTCAGTATATTCCTGGTGGTTACATGCACGAATGTGGTGTAACACTTTATACCAAAGAAGTAAACGAAGGTGATGATGTGTCTGACCTTCTCGGCATCACCCATTACGACCCAGACGCCGACAAGCCCGAAGACCCAAGCGCATCCGCACCGGCACGCAAGGCGCGCCGTCCGAAGACTCTGAAGGGTTGGGTCCGATTTGCATGGCATGGCATCATGCGCAAGCTATTCCCTCAGACACACCTCGGTCCTATCGACACGCCCATCGCTATCCCAACGTACGACATCGAAGCCTTCAAGAACTACAAGGGCACGTTCGCTGGTGACGATGAGATCGTGGTGACTGAGAAGGTTCACGGATCGAACGCGCGGTACATGTACCTCGACGGTATCCAGTACGCCGGGTCACGGACACAGTGGAAGCATGCTGACTCGAAGGATGAGTTCCGCAAGGCTCTCGTTCAGAACCCTTGGATCGGCGCATGGTGCGCGGAGAACCCAGGCTTAGTCCTGTGGGGTGAGCTGGTGCCGACGCAGGGCGACAAGTGGGCATACGGAACGAAGAAAGGTGAGGTCAAATTCTTGGCCTTCGACATCTTCAACCCTGAGACACACACGTTCTATGACTACGATACTTTCCTTGCTGCTGTGCCTGACGAATCAGTACGGGTTCCTGAGTTGTACCGAGGTACGTTCGGTGCTTACAGTCAGGCTCTCCTGCTTTACGTCGACGGCCTCTCGGCAGTCCCATGTGCAAAGAACATCCGTGAGGGCAACGTCCTCAAGACCGTCAAGGAGGAGCGTGTGCGCGGCCTCGGTCGCAAGCAGCTCAAAGTGGTCAGTAATGTTTTCCTTGACAAGGACAGCAAGTAACGGTATAGTTGTACAAGATCGTCCTCGGGTGAGCGAGGGAGCAATGCTGAGGAACTGATCAACCCAGCTACACTCGACACCCGCAGGCTCGGTACTATAAACCAATAACCCGTCCAAGGAGGACACCGTGGCATTAAATTTCGAAAACGGAAACTTAATCTATACCGCACATTATCCATCTTCACCAACACCCAAGCCGCTCCCGGAAGGTTGCAAACCTTTCGATCTTGCAGCAGCACTTGCGGGTAAGCCTGTAATTACAGGAGCAGGTAAACCCGTCACTAACATCAAGGTGTTCGAAGGCGTCATGGATGGTTTTTCACTTGCTGGCGTCTTAAATGGTACAGTGGTTGTGCGTACCATTGGAGGCCATACCAACAAAAGTGGAGCAGATTGGGAACAGGACCGCACCTTCTTCATGAAGGTCGAGACCAAGGATGTGTACTTCAACATCTACAACGCCACTCGTCCCGAGGGCCACAGCCATGCCACTGAAGAGGCAGCAGACAAAGCGTTTAAAGATAGTGGACGCAAGCGTGTAAACGAGGGCGGCAAGGCATTGAAGGTCACAGTAGAGATCTAAATCTACCAACCTACAAGGCACGGCGAGGTGATAGCAGTAAAGAGGGTCAGTGATGGCCCTCTTTTTATTCAAGAAACATAATAAACATAATTGATTTATAACCTAAAGTTGCAATATGACGAGGGCCAATGGGCAGCAAGAAAAAGCAAAGTGTCGATCCAACCAACATCCCAGCCAAGTTGACCCATGCACAAAAGGAATGGTTCATCCTTTTCTCGATAGCCGTCGCCGGTAAGGGCGCGAAGGGCACAGAGACGAAACTGAATGCACTGCTCGACTCGATCAAGCCCGAGGGCTGGGCGTTCTCAGGTCCCTTCGCCAAGATCAACTACCTCATCACAACGAAGCAGTTGTCGGACAGACTGAAGGAGTTCAAGTTCGGCCAGTACACCAGGATCGAAAAGGCCTATAAGCAAGTCACGTTGCCGGGCATACCGATTACGCTCCAGGGTCTCCAGCAAATCGACGGCATCGGCCCTAAGACCGCCTCGTTAATCGTTCTCTACACGAACCCCAAGGCCGATTGCGTTCCGCTCGACACGCATATCCTGAAGTTCCTCCGCGCCCAAGGCGTCTATAAAGTACCTACATCTACCCCTCCTTCAGGTACGCTATACAATCGACTAGAAATGGCATTCAAAATCATTGCAGTTAACCAAAATAAAACCGTAAGACAACTTGACACTGAGGTGTGGAACTACTATCATGGCAAACATGCGAAGTCGAATCCTACTCCCGCTCCTTCTTGCTATCCCGATGGCAGCTCAAGTCAGCACGCCAACGCCTGATCCGATCCTACCGCTGACACCGGATGATAACGTCTGCTCTGAGGTACCGGAGGTGGGTTGGTTTTACTACTCGCCTACGTTCGGTGTAAGCTTCTCTAAGAAGTCTTGCCTGTCAGCCATTCTCGCAGCTAAGGGACGATCACGGTACATAGTGATGGTGCAGATATAAATGGGACAGAATAAGTTTTCCAAGAAAAGCGACAAACTAACTCACACGTCTCCGCTACCATTCTCGGGAAGCAAAGGTCCAAAACTACCTGAGTGGGCAAGGTTGAAGTTGGCGAAGTTAGACGTAGACAGTGCGTGCACCGAAGTCGAACTAAAGATGGGTGACGCCACGGTTACCACCAATGAGGCTACGTTCTCCGGCGATTGGTATGCCAAGATGAAAGCCTTTTTTCCAAAGTCTATCGGTCAGCAGTACCAAGAGGAAGTGCAAGAGGGTAAGATAGAATCTCCTACGCGAGATACCTCTTACTATTCAAGACTGATCCGTGCTTCAAAGGTTTTCTCTGATTGGAACCAAGGCCGTTCAAAAGAAGACCAGGAAGCGCCTCCATCGGCGGGTCAGATCTGCGACCTCATGGCCAAGTTCGCCAGCATAGAAGTAAAGCTTACTTTACGACATGATGATGACGAGCGTGCTGCGAATATGGCCCCCGATCCGATGGAAATGTTTTTACAGAGATTAGATGCAATGGCGTCTACTAAAGAGCAGCAACAAAGACTCTTCAGAGATGATGAAATTTAGGCTTGACAAACGGCCCTTTTTACTGTATATTTGAATTAGCAAATGACTGTACCAAGTGAACTAGTAACAAGCAAGGCGATGCAGTTTATTACCTCTCGGGGCTGGAATTGGAGATCAGCCGGTCCTCCACAATATGAGATTGAGACTTGCCCTTACTGCGACAAAGATGGGTACCATTTTAGGATGTCTCTGCATGGTGCAGATGACTCGCAGGCAAACAGGGACGGTTTGTGCGCCTGCATGAAGTGTGGTAAGCAGGGCAATCTAACCAGCCTGAAGCAGCATTTAGGAGTGACTATCCCTGAAGTCGAATCGCGCAAGGACTCAGGCGACACAGGACGCAAGACAGAAGAACTACCTGATCTAGAAGAGGCTCATCAAGCCCTCCTCGAAAACGCAAACGCAATGGACTACCTGATGAACGGTCGCGGCTTCTCGCGCGCCATCATCGAGCAGCAGAAACTAGGATACACACCAGAACGGTACTTCCGTGAAACCGGTAAGGTTCCGGCTATCATCTACCCGTACTTGGTTAATTCCAACAGTGTCTTCGTACATTACCGGACTTGCCCTGACATGGACAATCCTGGTAAGGTACCGAAGGCGTTTAGCTCTCCGATGGGCTGGACGGTGCCGCTGTACAATCAGGAGGCTCTGAACAAGGAAGGCCTCAAAGAGATCGTGATGGTCGAAGGTGAGGCCAACTGTATCTCAGCAATGGATCACGCTGTCATAGACATCTGTGGTGTACCAGGCGCTAACTTTAAGAAGGCCGAGTGGATCGACGTACTCGATAAACTCGAACTGGAAAAGATATACATTTGCTATGACAAAGACAAAGTGGGCCAGAAAGCAGCGCAGACTCTCGCAGCGAAGATCGGCATTGAGAAGTGCTGGAAGATTACTCTACCAGACTTCATGGTACCTAAAGACGATGGCACTGAACGCCTCGGGAAGGACTTGAATGAATACTTCACGTTCGGCGGCGGTACAGCAGAATCGTTCGCGAAGCTCAAAGAGGAAGCTGTTCTCTTTGACGTTGATGGCGTTGCGAGTTCCAAGGATTCGCTTTCTGAGTTTATGGACGAGCTCGAAGGGAAGAGCGGCCTGGAACCGAAGTATAAGTCCGCTTGGCCTAGCCAGAATAAGCTCGTGGGATTTGACGAGGGTGATGTCATTGACATCCTCGCACCTGAGAAGGTTGGAAAGACTACCTATGCGATGAACCTGATGGAGCACATGTGCTCCACATACGGTGAAGACGGTGTGTTCATCTGTCTCGAAATGACCAGAGCGCGCATGGCCCGTAAGTGGGTCTCGCACAAGGCAGGTATCGAAGACAACCTACCAAAGGACGAAGCTGAGTCCCATGCTCTCCTCGCGAAGTTCAAAGAGGCAGTGCCGAAGCTTCAAAAGGAAGTACAGGATCGTGAAGGAGACTTCTACTTCTGCTATCCTCAGTACAAGAACTGCGAAGACATCTATAACCTGATGCGTGCCTGTATCCGACGCTATGGAGTAAAGTGGATTGCCATCGACAACATTCAACGACTGGCCGATACGACGCCGCGAGGCCAAGGCCGTAACCGTACCGAGCACCTATCGGAGATCAGCAAGGTTATTTCGCAGATCGCGAAAGATTACGGTGTCCAGATTATTCGCATCCTCCAGCCGAACCGTATCCAGGGCGGTGGGATGGTGTCAACCGATAACGTAGACGGCTCGTCACAGATCGCGAAGGACTGCGATTGCATGTTGACGCTGCACCGCCCACGTATCGCGAACAACAATACCGCCGACGTCATGCAGTTCGACAGCGGCGCGCCGATGGAAGAAGAGGCGACGTTCTCTGATCGTATGCTTCTGACCGTAGGCCTGAGCCGCTATAGCTCTGGTGGCCGGTGTGAACTCCACATGAACGGAGCTACCTCGACCGTAAGTGAGATGTCGGAGCATCAGAAGAAAGTCATTCAGGCAATGGCCAACCACAACGTCGGCCACGCTGCACAGATACAAAACCAGAACCTCGCCGGTCTCAAAAAGGCCGTAGAGAAAACCGCACCAGCTTCCGTCGACGCAACTGCATCTGAGACGATAGCTGAGGAACCGAAAGAGACTGAGGAGATCGGCATCTAATGACTCGTCGTGAAAGCGCCCTCGAAGCAATACGCTATCATCACCCAAAGACGGAGAGGCAACTGATGGTGCAATGTGGATTCAGCCTACGGCCTGTCGGCGGGGGCGCGTACAGAGACGCGTACCAGATCATCGGTACGGACCTGATCATCAAATTACCGAGGTGTGAGGGTCAGTCCATAGAACGTATCGAATACAGTATCGAGCATAGCTGGCTTGAGGTCGACGCTATCAGAAAGGTCATGAAGTCAAAGGCAAAGAGATGGCAGATGTTCAAGCCCCTTATGCCAGAGATTCTGTACTTCAATCACACGTACGGTACAATCGTTATGCCGAAATACAAGCGAGTCGGTCACAAGAGGCATTCAGATACTATCAGGAAACTCGAATATCTTGTTAACCGCTACCATGGTGTCGAAGACTCTGACTTGCATAATGCTGGCAATTGGGCGGAAGACAAAGACGGGAACTTGAAGCTTATTGACATGGGTTGCTTCCTCGAAGGAAACACAACTTGTCCATCAAACTAAGTAAGTTGACACCGAAGGAACGAGCCAAAGATCTTCGTCTACAACGAGAGTTTCACATTACACTCGCAGACTACCGGCTAATATTCAAGTCCCAAGATGGTTGCTGTGGTATATGTAAACGTCCAAGATCAGACTTCAAAAATGACTTCGCAGTAGACCACAATCATCTTACAGGTGAGTTAAGGGGCCTGCTTTGTTTTACTTGCAATCGTGCTCTTGGCAAGTTTCGAGATAACGATGTTTTAGTTATAAACGCAGCCCAATACGTTCAGAACCCTCCGGCAGCTATTGCTTTAGGGAAAAGGATATTTACAGCCATAGGGCGTATTGGTACGAAGGTTAGGGCTAAGATCTTGGCTGGAATGAAGATAACGAAAGTAACGAAAGGTAAGAGTGGACTCAAACGTAAGTAGGGTGCGCCGAGCAGATCGGTTCGCAGAAAACAAGGCAGCTTTCGAT